AAAGGAGAAGGAAAGTTTATTCTTATATTATTAGAATATATTCCAGATCCACTTGTTATATAATTTTTCGGACTATTAATTTTAATAGATTGTATTTGACTTCTTTTGAAAAATGAGCTATTTAATCCACTAATTCCAGAAGAATTTACAGAAGAGGTATAACCTGTAACATACAAATCACCCAAATTTGTTCCAAAATCTAAATTATATGTTGGAGTTATAACGTCAAACATGAATGAATTATTTGCATTAACACCACTTAATGCATATGTATTTGTAGAATTATATGGTAAATCCAATACTGCATATCCAGTTGTTAATTCTACAGTTCTACCTGCATAACTTAAATTTTTTCTTGTTTGATCATAAATAGATACAACATCTCCAGGCCTTACAAAGCTACCTTCTAAACCTACTTGAAATTCTACAATTTCTGTATTTAAATTTTGAGTTGTAAGAAGCCATTTTCCAGCTCTTCTTGCTTGATTTTTGTTTGTGCATCCAAAAGACGTAATTTCTGTTTCTCTAACTCCAAGTTTAAGCATGGCTCCAACGTCTTCAACTATCTCTATGGCTGGTTTATAATTGTCGTTTTCATCATTATATCTTACTATTGCTACTGTTTTTCTCGATTTTTTCGAAGCATCAGAATAAGAAAATCCAGGTGCAATAACATTACTATTATTAAATAAATAAATTGAATCTTTTGGAGAATCTTGAGATAAGAATATTTGACCAGCAGAATAGTAAATTATGGCTAAAAATAAACTTGCCATATCATTTAAAACCTTATATGCTTCTTCTTTTGTGCCAAAATATACGTTGCATTTAAATCTTGGCTCTAATCCACCAACTCCATCACTTACTAATTGGTCGCAATATTGACTTATTTCAAATAAATTCCATTTATCTGCTAGTTTAGAATCTATATATTTACCTAATCCAAATCTATTATTTGTTATAATATCATAAAAACACCATGCTGGATTATCTGTCCATGCAACTTTAAATTTACCATTCCAAGGACCACTATAGCTTCTTTTAATAGGATCATAATTAACAGGAATTTTAACTTTTAAAAGTTTTAGTAAATAGGATCTACTGGGAATTGAGCTAAAATATCTTGCATCAAATTTTGAAAATATTAGCGCAGAATCTGGATAAACAAATCTATCAGAATAAACTTCTGTGATACTATCTATTGAAGTTTCGGTCATAATACTGGAAGAAGTAGCCTCTCTAGATGTTTTGATAATATCTACTACCCAACCAATTTGATCATTAAACAATTGAAAAGTTGGTCTATTTTCGGCAAATGGTCTTAGTGTAACTTCGTATGTCCAAATGATTGGTGAAGTTGAAATCTTACCCTTTAGAGTTATTTCATCATTTGACCAAGCATCTGTTTCAAAAGGTGGATATTTTGAAGTGTCTAATTGGACTAAAGAGTAATCTTTTAAAAGTCTATAAATTATAAATTGAAATTGCGCTTCTTGCTGTTCTATATCCCCAGCATTAGTACCTTTAACTATTTGTTCATATAGACTTGATATTTTAATATTAATTTTTATAGAGGAAATGTCTGTATTGTATATGTAATATGTTTTTGGTGTTACTACTCTTTGGCTACCGCTGATGAGATAAAATCCATAAATTCTTTCACCAATTGATTTTGTAACAGAAGTTTGAATTGGTATATTATTTTTATCTACTTGTTTTCCAAAGTAATCTCTTCTTTCTTCATAAAGATTTAAATATGGATTATAAACTGTATGATCATTTGTTTTTTCTCCATAAGTAAATTTATAATCTGAATATTGAAAATTATTAAATCCTTTTTGATCTGCTAGCGGCACTTCGTCCCAGAATATAGATCTAGCTTGTGGCACACTATTTGTTGATCCGTAAGGTTCAAAACTAAATGAACTATAACCAATATCTCCAGTAGTTTTACCACTTAAACTATAATAATATTTTCCAGTAGGAAAACCTTCAATTGGACCTTCGCAAACTAAATCTAAAATATTTATTTCGGAAATAGAACTTAGTGCTGTTAGATTTTTTTTACTACCATAAGCAATTTCAGTTGCTCTACTTTTATCTACAGAAAAAATAGATTTTAAATTTGGAGCATTATTATCTACGTTTGAATATGTTGTATTTGGCGGTGGATTCGTGAATCCCGCTCTAAAATCTTTATAAGTATCATTTTTTAATGTTGCCAATGGGGTATAAGCAGAATAAAATCCACTAGGTCCATATCCCCAACCTGTCACATATTCTGTGCCAAGATATGGAATAGTAGAACCGCTAAAAGATAAAGATATAGCTCCAACTCCACCACCATCATCTTGAGCAGTGCTATTTGGAAAATTATATCCAACCGCTCCATATCCTAAATTTCCAGGAAATAATACGTAAGTCAAGCCATCTGCATATTTATTAATTGCCATAAATTAAAAAGGAATTGAAGATAGGGAACTCTGACTTATTAGATAACATCTTGAATTGAATATATATTGATTATCTCCTTCAAGAATAGATTGTTCAGTTACGCTATCATATTTACCTACATACGCTCTATATAATATATTATAATTTCCATAAACATTATTTCCACCAACTAATAAAGTACCATATCCTACTGGCACTGGTCCACCTTCCCCAACTGTATTCGATGGTCCACTAAAAAGATATGAATTTGCTCCAGCTGATGTTCCAGCTATTGGATCGGCTTGTCTGGCTGTAAATGGTATGTTTGGTGGAGGTTTAGATAATAATGCGCTAGTTCCATTAGTAATTAGACCTATGCTAGCTACTCCAATACTAATTCCAAGAGGCGTGAAGCTAGGGAAAGCAAACCCAATTCCTACTCCACCTAATAATCCTAATGCACCTATTGTTATTTGACCAGCTGGACTTTTAATAAAGTTGATAGCGCTTTGCCAGAAGTCTGCACCAATTAAACAAGGGACAATGTCTATTGTTTCAATTTTCTCATTTAAAATTATAAATAATTCTGTATTTTTAATTTCCTCTATATTTTTAATGTCTGGAATTTCAGAAAAAAGAGGAGTGCTATTTATTAATATTTCATATCCATAATCTAAATTATTTAATAAATATTTTCTTAATTTTTTTGTATTTATTTCTATTGCTCTTAAAGCTTCGGCTACGCTTGAAACTTCAAGATCCCAAGATTCTCCAATATCTTGCCCTAATTTACCATGTAAATTGACTTTTATCATACTTTTATCCTAAAGAATTACATGCAAAATCTATCGTTGGGGTTGATTTCTTTAAATTAGTTGATTCATATACTTTAAATATATTTTTTTTAATATTGTGTAATATGATTGGTATCATTAAAGATTCAGAGCATGCTTTATCTAATTCAGAAAATTCACAGTTTTCACTTATATGACTATGATATATATAATATATTTTATTATATATATATTTTGTTTTCAAAAAATCAATAGAAGAAATCTTAAAGAAGTTAATTGGATCAGGAGCTATATTTTTACATGGAATACACATAAAATCATTTTTAAAAACTATAAAGCCGCATGCTTCTTGTGCATCATCTTTTAAGCATGCTTCCCGAATAGAGTCTTTAATTTTTTTATTAAACATTTGGTTTATTTGTTCCAGGAAATCCGCCAAACGGTAAAAATCCATTTAAATAATTACCGTTTGCATCTTTAGGAATTCCATGAGAATTTGGAGAACTAGGATTTTCAGATCCAGGTCTTCTAGGAAAATTTACTTGTTGACCATTAACTCCAGTTACCCAAAGGCTTTCGTTACCATAATACGTCCAATAAATTCTTTTCGCAGTATTATCATAAGTTTCTCCTCCTCTATTGGTTGGCCAAATAACTGGTCTAAACGCAGGATTTTTCAACCATCTAAGTCTGCAGGCTGAAATATCCTTAGAACAAATATCTGCTACCCAATAATTTTTATTTAAAGGTGTATCAAAAACATTTGAGATATGATTTTGAATACAAACAAAATAATTTTTTAAATTTTTATTTTCTAAAAAAACAAAATCACCAGAAACATATGTATTATTTATATTCCAAGCTCCAGAATTGCCAAGTGCACCATTGTTTCCTTGATTTGATCCAGTAATTCTGTATATTGCATTACCTGCGCTACCCCCAATTTGTCCTGTAGAAAAAATTTCACCAATAAATAATTGATTATTTTCTGTTGCTACTGGCGGAGCAGTTAAAAGGCCTTTTGCATTAAAGTCAGGATTCACTGTATCTGCGTAAATTCCACTATGCAATGAAGTCAATCTGCTATTGTACTCATAACAACATCCTTCTCCACGATATTGAAAAGGGCATTTTTTTGAATATATTGTCCTCCCTGGAAAAGTTAAATTTTCTAAATCAAGAATTGTATTAAGTTGATATTCAACAATAGAAGCGTTTTCTATAGTTTTTCTATCTATGTAGTATATGTCTTTTGGAAGTTCTATTTCGTAAATTCCAGTATTTGTTGCATATATATTATATCCTTCTTGAAAGTTTGAAGAATTTAAATATTTTAAAAATGTTCTAATTCTTGTAAATTTTGCGCCAATTATATCATCAAGAGATTGAATTTGCATTCTAATGTAGTTATAGAAAGAATTGTTAGAATTATCAGGAGAAAAATTTGATATTGATATTTTTGGCGTAGGTAATGTAGTGGATGAATTAAACTCGAATCCCTCTGCTTTTATAGGAAATGGATAATAAGAATTATTTTGCCAATTAATTATCCCGTATGGATTATTTGTTATTTTAAATAAATTAAAATTATTGTAAATACGTAAAACTCCCATGTTAGTTGGCTGATTATTTCCGTAGCTTAATGTTTTTGTTACTGGATGAACTTCAGAAAAATCTATTTCAAATAATTCAATTAATTGTGATGGACTAGAAGATAGAATATTTTCTCTAATATCTCTACTACCACTTACAATTGATAAATAAGTTTGATTTTGGGACACAGACATATTATTCTGCTACCTCAGAAAATTCAACTTTTATATTATAAAGATTATAGGAAACGGGCTGAACTGTCCATGAAGGACAAGTGAACATAGTTTTGACATTTGGTTTTGAATAAATTGTGGGTAAATTATAAACAAAACTTTCTTTAGCGTTTCTTTCTTGTAAAAAATGTAAAATTGATACAGTTTCTAACTCACTTCTATTTTCAAAATTTAAACCGATCTGTTTTAAATTATTATTAATAGAGTCTTGTATTCTTTGTTGATAACCATTTCCAAATTGATTTATTTTTATTCTAGGACTATTCAAAAACTCCGCTCCATAAGAAGGTTTCCACCAAAAATTTGGATATAATACACTATTTAAAGATATATATCCATCCCACTCAACTTGAAGATTGCTTGAAGTGATTGGATTTTGACCAACATTTGAATCTATTATTGAATAATAGTATTTATTATCACTACCTTTTACAATATCGTACTTCTTATAAGTAGATCCTATAAGCCAAGTTGAAACTGTATCGTAAATACTAGCCATATACCTTTTACCTCTTATATTTTACACTTAAAAGAAGTGTAATTATAGTTAATGTTTAATGTCTATTCTATAGAAAATCAAAACTTTTATCTAAATGATTCTTTAGTATCTGGAATAAAAAGTTTTAATGTTGGCGTTGATCTTAAGATAGCTCCTCAAATATCTATAGATAATTCTATTAATTATACAAAAAATGGTTTTCCTGTCGTTCAATTTGACTTATCTTATATATTAAGTGATACTGATAGATTTTTAACTTATACAGGAGTTAGTTCATTTTCTGGTAAAATTGAATATGGTGATAAATATGTAACTTTTACAGATGG